CCACTGTTCATCATTAGTATGTCACCAAATTTGGTGTCAACCGTACCCACCTCAATGAGTCTGTTGTAAAACGCCTGCATAACAGGTATTCCTGCAGTTATCGATAAACCACAGGTTCCAACAGCCCACAGCCATTTCTGAAAGGTGCTCACACCATTAATGGGTATGAGACACATAGCGTCTTTCTTGACACAAGTTGCGACATTGCGCAGCATGCGCCAATCGCGACCATCAAAAACGGGGTGGGATTGACAAAACTCTATTTGCTCAAACTCAAAAACAGGTTGCTCAACCGTCATGCGGTATCCGTACCTACTGAAAAACGCAGGCACACCAGTAATGAATTTATGCAAATCCGCTTGTTCCATGATGACCACACAATCATCACCATTGTTGCAGAGTTCAACCCTCATCTGCAACGATTCCTTGTACGCGAAAATCAGCGCGCACATAATGATACAATTGCCCATGGATGTGTTCAAATCGCCTGAAGATCTAGTTCCTTTGATGCTAAACTTAACATCTCCATCTTCACATCTGGCGATTCCACGGTTGACCAACTGCCATCGAAGGAGTTTACGCAATTCAGCCGACTTGAAAATTCCATTATAGACAGAATGTTCATATTTCAGCGCTTCCTGTGTGGTATGCATGTCGAACTTAGACGCATCCAAACCTACAGCTACAGGATTGCTGAACAATGACCACTTGTCTCTGATAATTTCAGCCGACTGAGCGACGTTGTACCCCTTGATAACAGTGGCCCTGGTAAGGGACCCATAAGCGCGATTGATTGCACTATAGATCAGCTTCTCAAGAAACTTGAGATATTTACCTAAAACCAGGTTGTATCTGGGTGAGCGCGGACTTATACCGCGTGGAGCCTTGAGCAGCTCCTGCTTCTCGAACTTAATAAACGATTTCAACCAAGCGTCAACCACTGAAAGCGGGACGCGTCCCAACGACTCAAGAGCTTGCTGATAAACGCGGCGTTTAGGCCCGGTGTATGCTGCAACGACACATTGCAATGACACTACCGGGGCTCCACGACACGCATCTACCAACAAGTCCCTAAACCAGTTGAGATGGGAATTACGCACGTAAGTTCGAGGCCTCACAATCAACGGCGGTTCATAATTACCTTCAATTTTACAGAAGAAGTACCTTTCGAGAAAGGACCGCTGGACGGTGAGGATTGAGTTGTTAAACACTCCTAAAGAGTGCATGGGGCCAAGACCACGGATCACAACAAATTTCCGTCTCTTGTGTGAAAGCCCATTCGCATGCACAGACAGCGCCCCACGATGCTGTGGCACCACCAATGGTGGAGGCACAGTATCGCAGCCGAGCATGCGAATTGGGCACCCCTATTTGGGGGGTACAAGTCCTGGATTGGGGCGCAACTTCAGATCAGTGATCCACCGCAACAATCGCGGCAACCGGCTAGGGGCTGACGTGATGTCGTAGTGGATCGTCTCACTGAAGTAACAATCCAGAACATATGGGAGGTGCGTACTGCGATCTACTTCGCGCACGTTGTTGTCTCGCATGAGCCTTAACGCTTCACGCTCCACGAGCAATCGATTGGCATCTGTGAATGGTACCATTCCGATCCTAGCGCGGACCGCAACCACAACCGCAGCGGAGAACCGTGGAACGATTCTCGCTTGCTGCATAGATGCAGGTAGCGGAACCTCGCGCTCGACAACACTGGAGGTAGTGGTGTCGGTAGTATCACTACTACGACTGTCACCACGACCACGGCGT